ATGGCATGAATGTTCCATCTGGATTTCTTTTTCTGAAATATATTCTTCTTATCCACCCATGTCTGCAATAGCATCCACCTTTGAATTCAAACAAATCATATCTTGATTGACCTTTCATTGCGAATGCACCATTCACTGCATCATCAGACATCTTGTTGATGTCTTCAAATGTCCATTCAAGACCTTGTTCAGACCATCCAACCATGATGTCACAAAACTTTCTTGATTTGTTTCCAGCTTTGTTTGGAACATTGTTTGTTCTTTGATATGAATATCTGACTTTGTACATTCCAGCATCATGTTGTGATTTGCCATCTGCATCAGCCATTGATTTTGTTGGCATCTTGTTTGTTGCAAAATTGTGGAAGTCTTTTTTTGAAGTGTCAATGGATTCTTCAATCATCAATTCCCATGCATCAGAATCATTTTTTTCACCACATTCTTCCAGTCTTGAAAGAAAGAATGCAGACATTTCATCATTTAGTTTTGGTCTGTCATCTTTTTTTTTTGATGACATTGCTTCAAGCAATTGTGAACCATCTGAACTAAAGAACCCTTTTGCAACTTCTTCTGGTAATTGTAAGAACTGAACAAGGAAAACAATTGCTTGTTGTTCTGTCAAGACACCTTCTTGAACCTTTGCAACAATATCAATTGCAGAACTAATTTGTGCACCATTGTATGATGCATCAACTTTTTCAATTTCTTCTGATTCTACATTGTCAACCATTCCACCAACTTCATCTGATATTGTAGCCTTCGCATCTGGAATGACTTCTGTTGCAACTTCTTCATTGATTGTTTCTGCTTCAGTGTCTGCAAATTCAGTGTCAAACAAATCAAATGGTTTGAAGAACAAAGAAAGATTCACTGATGATTCATACATGATGCACTTCAATGCATCAATGATGATGGTTCTGAATGGTTCAACAATAGTCTGTTCAAATAGTGCAGATGCAGTTTGAAGTTCTTCAGCATTATTTCCAAGACCACCAGAATCAATGACACCAAACAATCTTGGTGAAACAACTCTGTGTGAAATCATCACTTTCTTTGTGATTTCTTCTGATAAAAACTGATATTGCTTGTCTGCATCAGACAATGGAACTGGTGTGATTTCTGGTGTTGTATCTCTACCATCAGAGAATGTGCAAAGAAATTTTCCAGCATTGGTTGAACCAGCCAATTCCATTTCAATTGTTCTTTTTATTTCTTCACGCTTTTCCCTTGCTGGAATACCATTTGCAAAGTTTATGACAAATGATGGTGCAAGACCTTTTTCAATTTGTGACAAATGAAATTGTGAAACATTCTTGTCAAGTTCAATGTAGTTCCATGCACCAATATAGTCTGGCTTAGGATAGTAATATGAACCAACAGAATTCATCTTTGCACACAATACTTGTGTTGGATATGTAGCTTTTGCAGATGGTTCAAATGCTTTGTGTTTTGTGAATTTTGCCCTTGCACCAGCAGACCAATCATGTGAATGATAGTACCAGTCAACTTTTCCATCTTCATCAGCATGTCCACTTCGCATTGTTTCAAATGGTAATACTTCCAAATCAACAATCTGTGTTCTGTCAATTGAATATGTAAGTGACAAATAGAATCCACCATGAAGTTTCAAATCCATGCACATCATCTGAATGTCATTCTTTCCAATCTTTTGATTGATTAAAGAATTGAATCTTGCCCAGTCTTCTGGAAAATCTTCTTTGTTGTCTGCATCTATTCCACCACCATATATCCATGCAGAAATAGAATTGACAAGTGCGTTGTGTGTTGCACTATTTTGATACAAGTTGATGGTGTGTTGTGGAAATAGATTGTCAACACCATACCATATGAAATCAGAACCACGCTTGTCAACTTCAATTGGTTCAGTCAAATCATATGTTGAACCCATTGCACTGAAATGAAATTGTTCTTTTTTAGCCATTGTAAGATTTTGTTTCTGGTATGACTAAAGGTGTCACACCACTTGGTGAATTTTGATAATGGTCATTTGTGTAATTATCATTATGAACCATAGCAATCCCAGAAGACACAATTCCAATGATTGTTGATGATGTTTTTGATGCAGAATTTCCACCATCAGAAACATAAATTTCATAATCATACAAACCATCTGTGTCAACATTGATGTGATATGAACCAACATAGTCATCAAGATACAAAATAAATTCTGCATATCTTGGAAATTTTGAAGTTGATGTTTCAACTAAAGCAGAAAAATATTCTTTTCCAGTCAGTTGATTTGTCAAATTTATTTCATAAAAAAAACCATAATCTGAATTGAAGTTTGGTGTGAATTGTGCTTTGCTTGATATGTATGCACTTCTTCCAAATGCTGAAATTGTGTTTGCAAACATTCTTGAAGACACATCAACACCAATTGTGTTTGCATAACCATTTGAACTTCTTAAATGCAACATATTAGTCTTTGTCTTCTGATTTGACTTCTTTCTTTTTTGGCTTCTTTATTTCTTCAAGATATTCTGGTGCAATTCTTTTGACCAGTTCAAAATCTTTTGCATCCATTACTTCAGACAAAACAATTGTTCTTTGTCTTGAAATTTTGATTGCCCATCCTAAAAACTTTTTTTTTACTTTCATATTTTAAAGGTATAAAAAAAAGGTGATGGAATCATTCCACCACCCTTTTGTCAACTAAACTCAAAACCTAAATCTATATCTGTGCAGTACTATATTGCGTTGATATAATGCCAATTGAACCATTGGTGAATGACATTTGTGCTGGTGCTTCTGTTCCAAGATTATATGCTGGATTTGGTTCAGCACCAATCATGTTGACAATGTATCCAACATAGTCACCATAGGCTACATCACCACCATGTGCATATGAACCACCAGAAACTTCAATTCCATTTTCAACCCCAGCAAGATAATAAACACCATTGTTGTCTTCAATAATTACTTGCCACAATCCTTCAACTATGTTTTGCATTCTCATCCAAGATTCTTGTGAATCATGTGACAAATGCAATTCAAGTTCAGTTTGATATGCAACTGCACCACCTTTCCCAGTGATGATTGTTTGATTGAAAGAAGATGATTGTCTGTCTAAGTCAAACACATAAAATGATTGTTCACCATCTTTTTCACTGCTAAAAGCATCCCCACACCATATGTCAGTGACTTCACCAAAGTTTGTGGTTGCATCAGTGACAACATTCCATATTGGTTCAGAACCATAATAGTTTGCAAGAAAGATTCTTTTTATTCCACCAACTTGACCACCACAAAAATATCCACGACCTTTCGATATACTACATCCAGCCATTATTTTATATATTTAAAGATTAAAAAAATGAAAGGTGGCTTTCACCACCCTTCTGTATATTATGCTGGTGGCAAGAACCATTTCACATCAGTTGATGCATTCACACCAACTTGACATCCAACTGCAAATCTCATTGTCACACGATAGTTATTTGAACCATCTAAAGGTGTCATGTCAATAGCTTGTGCAAGTGAATCTGAATCAGCAGTTCCAATTCCTACAAAAAGATTTCTTTTTGATGCAACTAAACAATGACCAGATGCCATTCCAGAACATGAAACAAGTTTGTATCCAACAAAGTTTGTTTGTCCACCATTTGCAGTTGCATCATTGTAGCCATTACCAGTTTGACCAATTGCAATATTGTATGCTGATATTGTTGCTGGACTAACATAAAGTGATACATTTTCAAAGTCACCAATCAAGCCAGATGGCATGTTTGCAACAATGTGTCTAAGACCAGCAAGAACATCTGCACCATCAAGACCATGTGATGCTGGAAGTGTGTTTCCACTTGCATCACCAGAACCAGCAACCAAATATCTGAAACCATTAAATGAAGTATAAGTTGTTTCACCATTTGCATTTCCTTGCCAGATATTATGTTCAATACTTGCTTGAACTGATTTTGCTACATATAAAAGAAGTGCATCAGCATAGTCATCTGGAACACCTTGTTCAAGTGAATATGCATCACCTTGCCACCATGCTTGACCAGTCAAGCCAGTTGTGTCAGAAACATTGAATGTGTTCTTGCAAAGTTGCAAGTTCACCATCAAATCAGTAACATCAAGAACTGCTTCAGTCAATGAAGTTGTTGCAGTTGTTTGAAAGTCACATGATGCAGTTTCAATCAAGTCTGCATTTGCCATCACTGGAATGATTGCTTTGTATCGGATACCATCCAACAAAGTCACATTTCCACCATGTAATGTTGGTGCAGAAATTACACTTGCATGAATGTATGGAAGTGCAAGTTCACCAGCATATGTCCAACCACCAGTTCCAACAGATGGACTTGTCGCCATATTATATTGTTTATTTGCCATTTTACTTGTTTTTTACTTTATTAAAGATTGCGAAAATTCTTGAATCCACATCATCAGTTTTCTTTTGTTCAACAAATTTCTTTGCTGGTGATGGTGTGTTTTTAAATGTTTTTGATGCAGACAACTTTTTTACTTTTTCAAGTTCTGTGTTGTGTGCTTTTATCAATTCAGCAACCTTCAAGTCAATTGCTTCAGTTATCATCTTCCCAAGTTCAAAACCATCTTCTTTTGTCATATATGCAGACAAGTCAAGTTCTGGTTTTTCTTCTTTTTCAGATTTGTTTTCTTCTGTTTTTTCAGATGACATATCTTCTTCAACTGCTTCTTCATCTGCTTCTGGTTGTCGCATTGTAGTGATTGCACCTTCAACAACTTCCATCACTGCACCATCTTGAAGTTCATATGTTCCATCTGGCAATGGCATTCTTTCATCATCTTCACCGACAACATACACCATTGAACCTTCTTCAAATCTATCAGAATCAGTTTTGATTGTAGTGCCATCAACAAGATACGCTTCAGCCATCATTTTTGTTTCTTCTGAAAGTTCTTCTGTCAATCCAAGAATGCCTTTCATTTTGTTGTAAATGTTTTCCATAATTCTTTTTTATGATGAAATATATTTTCCAATAGTTTAAAGATGCAAATCACTTTTTTTCCTTTCGATTTTTTCCAATTCCTTTTTGCATGACATCTTTAATCTTTGGAACAAGTGTATATGCAATTGTTCTGTTCTTAATTGCACCACAAACTTTCTTTGCAGTTTCTTCATTTCCATATTCTTTCATCATGTCATTGACACAAGTGTCCCAATCATATGATGCAAGATATTCTTCTTCTGCTTCAACAATCATTTCTTTGATGATATTGACCTTTGCATCTTCTTCACTTAGTTCTTGGTTTGATAGTGACTGCATCTTGTCTGTGAAGAATCCTTCAATGCTGAATCCAAGAACATCACCATTCTTGACTTTTGTCCAAATGTCTTCATTGTCAACTTTCATTGTAACAAACCATGTTCCAATTGGTGCATCAAATCCATACTTGACAGACTTGTCAATTTCAAATTCTTTTATCCATGATTCAACCACACACAAACCATCAACATCTTTTTCATGTTCAATGGTTGCTGATTTCAAATGGTTTCTTTTCATGAAAAGTTCTTGTGCTTTTTTGATAGTGTCTTTGGAAAAGAAAACATGATAATCAGAACCATCATCTGCAATTCTGAAGATTTGTTTGTTTGGCACAAGTGCTGGTGCAATCAGAAGTCTTTTGTCTTCATCAACTTTTGCAAACTGCATTTGTTTTTTTTCTTTGTTTAATGCCACCCAATATTCTTCAATGGCTGGTTCTTCAACAAGACTGATGGCAAATACACCATCTTGGTCTTCTTTTTCTTCTTCTGAAATAATTAATTCAACGATTTTTGTCATTTGTTTAAAATTTAAAGTGTTGCTTTTTGTTGTATCATTGTGTTTATCTGTTGCGAATTTGTGACATCTTGTTCCACCACATACGCTTGAACTGGTTGTTCTTGTCCAAATTGTTGATTGAATTGTTCAGTCATTGATGGTATAGAAGACAAGTCAGACATCTGTTCTGAACCACCCACACCACCAGATGGAATTCCACCAGCACCAGATGGTGTGTCAACATTGACTGGTTTTTGTGTTTTTACTGACAAGATTTCTTTCACATTCTTCAATCCAGTTGCAAGTGTCAATCCAGCAGATATGAATGACAATGGTGGTGGTGCTGATGCCAGTGCCATGTTCACTGCTTTATATGTGTCAATAGTTGCTGAAGTAACACCAGCAAGTTTTGATGCACTTGTTCCCTCTGCAAATAAGTTTCCAGCCATTTGAATAGAACTTTGCAAGATGTCAAGTTGTTCCATCTTGTTTTTCTTTTCAAGTGCAGTCATTCTTTTTCCAAATTCTTCTTCAATTTTTTCAGTGTCTTGTCCAGACTTTCTTGCAAGTTCCAGTTTTTGTTTGTACCACTGGTCAAGTTCTTCAAGTTCAAGTTCTCTTTCTGTCTTGCCTATCAAAGCAAGTTCATTGATTGCATCTTTTTGTTCTTGCAATAGTGACTTTTCATTTGTCAATTGTTCAGACTTTTGACCAGCAATTCTTTCATTGATGTCAATCTGCTCAAGAAGTGCTTGTTGATATGCAGTTTCATTTTCAACATTTGACTTGTCAACATCAAATTTCATCTTTGCAATTCTCACTTTTTCATTTGCAATTTCAAGTTCTTTTTGTGTCTGGTCTTCAAGTATTTTTCCAAGTTTTTCATTGGCTTGAATTCTTTCTTCAAATGTTCTTGTGATGTCATCACGCACTTGTCTTTGAATTTCTGCATCCAACTGACTTTGAAGTTGTTGTTTTGCCCTTATAACTTCAAGAAGTTCTTCGTTCTTTTTTGCATTTGCAAGTGCTTTTCCAGTTTCAAATGCTGAAGTCACTGATATTTGTTTGACACCTTCAATCGCAGTTTCTGTTGCTATTGTCACAACACTTCCAATTTCTGTGACTGCTTCACCAAGATTTGTTGCAATTGATGTTCCAGCTTCAACAACATCATCAACCACTTCTGTCAAGTTTTCTTTTGTTTCAGAAATCTTTTCATTCAATTGTGCAATTGTTTCTGGATTGCCATCACCAAAGAATGATTGTTCCCATGCCAATTGTCCTTCTTGAACTGCAAGTGTAATTCCATAGAATGCAAGTTTCAATGGTGTGACTGCAATTGTCATCAATCCACTGATGACTTTTTGAAGACCTTCAAATCCTTCTGATGATTGTGAAACTGCATTGTATACATCTGTAACAACTGCTGAAACTTGACTGAATACAACACCAATTGTTTCTGTTGCAATTGACACTGCATCAATCACAACTTGATTCTGCATCAACATATCTTTCAAGAATTGAAACGCTTCAACAACAATCAAAATTGGTATGGTTT